TTATGAAGCAGATCTGAAAGTTGATCAGCTAGATCGCAATGGAGACATCTTGAAGACATACACCTTCCGTGGTGCATATCCTCAGGATCTTTCTGACATTGCAGTATCATATGCTGATAATGACAACATTGAAAGATTCACATGTACCTGGGCTTACCAGTACTTCGAGTCTGATACTACTAGCTAAATAAATATATTGGAGCCGATTTCGGTCGGCTCCATTCTCTAATTTAGGAATTTAATATGGCAGAAACTGGATCACAAGATAGCATTAAATTATTTGGTTTTGAAATAAAACGTGCTAAAAAGAAGGAAGAAGATAAAGCTCCTTCAATAGTTCCGCCGCGGGATGATGAAGGTGGTAGTTATGCCACTGCATCTGGCTCACACTATGGCCAATATCTCAATCTTGGTGATGACGATTCAAAGGACAACTATCAACTCATTATGAAGTATCGTGGTAATGCGATGCATCCAGAAGTTGACATGGCTATTGAAGATATTGTAAATGAATCTATTACAGGATCTGAACTGGAACAAACACTTGATCTTAATTTAGAAGAAGTAAAAGCTCCTGATAGAATCAAAAAAGTAATTAAAGAAGAATTTGATAAAATTTATGGTATGCTCAATTTTAAGGAATTGGGCCATGACATCTTCCGCCGTTGGTATGTAGACGGTCGTATGTACCATCACTTGGTGTTAAATGAAGCAAATCCAAAAGAAGGTATTGTAGAAATTAGACCTATAGATGCTGCTAAAATGCGCAAGGTCAAAAAGATTAAGAAGAAAAAAGATCCTGCAACTGGTGCGGATGTTATTGAGAAAACAGAAGAATTTTTCATTTATCAAGAAAAACCAGGTTCATCTACCAATGGTGTAAAAATGACCACAGACTCCGTGAGTTATGTTACATCTGGTTTATTATCTGAAGATCGTAGAAAGATTATTTCATATCTTCATAAGGCATTGAAGCCAATCAATCAGTTGCGTATGATGGAAGATTCATTAGTCATTTATAGACTTGCACGTGCACCAGAACGCAGAATGTTCTATATTGATGTGGGTAATTTACCAAGAGGTAAAGCTGAACAGTATATGAAAGACATCATGGCCAAGTATCGTAACAAACTTGTATACGATGCAAAAACTGGCGAGATCAGAGATGATCGTAAACATATGTCTATGCTTGAGGATTTCTGGTTACCACGTAGAGAAGGTGGTAGAGGAACAGAAATTACTACATTACCTGGTGGTGAAAATCTAGGTCAAATTGATGATGTTATTTTCTTCCAAAAGAAAGTGTATCGTTCATTAAATGTTCCAGTTAGCAGATTGGAGCAAGAAACACAATTTAACCTGGGTAGATCTACAGAGATTAGTAGAGATGAATTAAAATTCCAGAAGTTTATTGACAGACTTCGTATGAGATTTGCTCATCTGTTTTATGGTGTTCTGAAAAAACAACTTATCCTTAAAGGTATTTGTACTGAAGAGGATTGGGAAGATTGGAAGAATGATATTACAGTTGACTTTGTAAGAGATAATGCTTTTACAGAACTACGTGATATTGAAATATTAAGAGAAAGAATACAAACCTTAGACATGGTTCAACAATATGTTGGTGATTATTATTCTAAGGAATGGGTTCAGAAAAATATTCTCATGCTTTCTGATGAAGATGTTGAGAATATGAAAAAAGAAATTGATGGTGAAGCTGAAGCAGAACCAGAAGAAGAGCCACCAGTGCCTGAAGAAGTACCACAGGAACCAGCTGGTGGTCAAAAACATAGTATTGATATTAATGTAAAAGGAAATAAGTAATGAGTGAAGAAGTTGAAGTAATGGATAAAGAACTTCCGCCACCGGAAATTCAAAATTTAATCCAACATGCAATGGATCAAGAGTTTACTAGAGCTAATGATATTTTTCAGGATGTTATGACAATTAAATTAAGTGATTTATTAGATCAAGAACAAATTAGACTTGCTGATCAGATTTATAACGGAGCTGATCCAGATGAAGAAGACGATGATGATCTTGAAGACGACCAGCTCGAACTTGACCTTGAAGCAGAAGATGAGCTTGAGTCGGACGATGAGGAAGATTCGGAAGACGATGAAGCTGAAGATGAAGATGATGAAATTTGATTAAAATAAAAAAATAAATTTTTATAAATAATAGTAATAAAATGAAAAGTTTTTTACAGCTAAGAGAATTAACTGGAAGGAAACCTGAAGGCCAATTAGTGGTCAATAAAAATTTGGGTAGAATTCAAGTTATGGTTTATAAGACAACAAATGCATTTGTTGCCTATATTGATGGTGACAGATTAGATTCTTATAAATCTAAAAACGAAGCTGAAAAGGCTGCTACACAGTTTATAAAGGTATTAAAGAAATGAAGCTGATTGCTGAATATACTGAAGACCAACTGGAAGTTGTCACAGAGGCAACCAAAGATGGCGGCAAGAAATATGCTATTGAAGGTGTATTCATGTCAGCCGAACAAAAGAATCGTAACGGTAGAATATATCCTCGACCTGTAATGGAAAGCGCTGTTGGCAAATATGTTAATGAGCAAGTTTCTAAGGGTAGAGCAGTAGGTGAATTGAATCATCCTGAAGGTCCTACCGTTAATCTTGACAAAGTTTCTCACAAGATCGAATCACTGACATGGTCAGGTAATGATGTTGTGGGTAAGGCGACTATTTTGGAAACTCCTATGGGCATGATCGTTCGCGGTTTGCTCGATGGTGGTGTCAAGCTAGGCGTATCAACTCGTGGTATGGGAAGCCTCGAATCTCGAAATGGCGTAATGATGGTTAAAGGAGATTTTCTCCTGAACGCTGTCGATATTGTTCAAGACCCATCTGCACCTAGTGCTTTTGTTAATGGTGTTATGGAAGGTGTTGAATGGGTATGGAACAACGGTATTATCGAGCAACAGGTAATTGAAAAGATAGAGACTGAAATTAAGAAAGCTCCGCGGACTGATCTCTATGAGACACAGGTACGTGAGTTTAAGAATTTCCTCTCGTTGCTCAAATCTAAATAAAAGGAGTCAATTATGACTGAAGATCAAATGACTGATCAAGAGATTGACATCCATGATGACAACGATGTCGTGGAAGAAGCTCACGATCCTAAAAATGCTGAAGCACAGTCAGTAGCTGCTGCGGATAAAGCTGGTGAAGCAACCAAACGTGCACCTGCACGTAAAGGTGATAACACTAAGCAAGATCCAATGCCTCGCACAAAAGCAGGCATGATGTCAGCCGCTGTTGGTGCAATGCAAGGTATGTCAAAGGAAAAACTTTCAGGTGTATTGGGTACATTGATGGCCGGTACCGAGAGTCAATCTTTTGATGGTGAAGCAATTGCTGAATCTCCAGAACTTGATTATAAAGCAGATTTTAAGGATGACCTGAAAGCTCTGGTCTCTGAAGAAGCTACTTTATCTGAAGGGTTTAAGGAGAAGGCAGAAATCATCTTTGAAGCAGCTATTAATTCTAAGCTTGCTGAAGAGATTGATCGTCTCGAAGAGAAATACAACGAAGAATTGGCTGAAGAAATTGAATCTACTGAAGCTGAACTCGTTGAAAAAGTCGACAGCTATCTTAACTACGTAGTTGAGAACTGGATGGAAGAGAACAAACTTGCCGTTCAGTCTGGCCTGAGAACTGAAATCGCAGAAAAATTCATGAACAGTCTTCGTGATCTGTTTACTGAATCTTACATCGAGGTTCCAGAATCAAAGGTTGACCTGGTTGACGAACTGGCTGCAGAAATTGAAGAACTTGAAGAAGCTCATGATTTTGCAGTTGCTAAATCTCTTGAAATGGCAGAAGAGCTGGAAGTATTGATGCGTGATAAAATTATCCGTGAAGCTGCTGAAGGTCTTGCCCAAACTCAAGTAGAAAAACTGAAAGACTTGGTTGAAGATGTAGATTTTGAAGACGAAGAAACTTTTGCACAAAAAGTTGCTACCGTTAAAGAATCATACTTCACCAAAAAAGTAACTGAGTCTGCTGATATTGAAGAGGAAGATACTGGAGAAACTCCAGTGGTAACTTCTGACGCAATGTCTCAGTACCTCTCAGCAATCCAAAAAACTAATAAATAATTTGGGAGTCCAAAACAATGCAATCATACGATAGACTGATCGAAAAATGGGCACCGGTACTGAACGAAGAGTCAGCGGGCGCCATTAAAGATCATCACAGAAAAGCAGTTACTGCTGCAATTCTGGAAAACCAAGAGCGTGCTTTCGCTGAAGAAGCAATGATCACCGAAGCAGCTCCAACTAACTCTGTAGCAAGTGGCAATGTTGCTAACTGGAATCCAGTTCTTATTGCTCTTGTACGTCGCGCAATGCCAAATCTGATGGCCTATGACATGTGTGGTGTTCAGCCAATGTCTGGTCCAACAGGCTTGATCTTTGCAATGAAGTCACAGTATCAGACAACTAAAGCTGGTGTATCTGCTAACAGTGAAGCACTGTTTGATGAAGCAGCTGTCGGTTTCTCTGGTGATTCAGCAGTGACCGGTAACGGTACTGGACCATCAGGCCTTTCTGGCTTGACTGATGGCAATACTGACTCAAGCATCAACAATGAGCGTACAGGTCCATATGTTGGTGATCCATACACAACTCAAGAGGCAGAAGCTCTTGGTTCAGCTGGTACACAAGACTTTGCTGAAATGGGTTTCACTATCGAGAAAGCAACAGTCACTGCTAAGTCACGTGCACTGAAAGCTGAATACTCACTGGAACTGGCTCAGGACTTGAAAGCTATTCATGGCCTGGACGCAGAAACAGAATTGGCTAACATTCTCTCAACCGAGATCATGGCTGAAATCAACCGTGAAGTTATCCGTACTGTTAACTCACAAGCCAAAACTGGCGCTGGTACTTCCAACACTGCTATCAATGGTATCTTTGACCTGTCAACAGATGCAGATGGCCGTTGGTCAGTAGAGAAGTTCAAAGGTCTGATCGTACAGATCGAGCGTGAAG